CCCGCAATCTCGGTCTGCTTGACATGGTTCGCCACGTTGAAGATGTGGAAGTCGGTGTTCGCCGCTGCGATCTTCATCTCGTCAGCGACGTAGATGTGGGCATCGACGGTGTGGTGATGCGGCACGTTGTAGCCGTGGAGTTGCAGGTCAGCTCCGCACGAGTCGCACAGATGGTCGTCGTGGTAGTGCTCCCGTGAGTCGTACCCGCACTCCCCGCAATAGGGCATCGTCGAGATCATGCTGTACCTCCGAGAGCTTCGTTGATCTTGTCCCACAGTTCGGCTTTGCCAAGTTCGGAGAGGTCACCGATCGCCTCGCCCGTGTTGAAGAACAGCCAGTTGACCAGCTCGGTCTTCGTCGAGGAGGCCTTCGGCTTGACAAGCGGCTCGTCCGCTGCCGGTGCTGCTGGCGGTTCGGGCTTCACGAACCCGTGCAACGTGAGGTCTTCGCCACACGAATCGCACAGCACATCGTCGTTGACGTTCTCCGTCGAGTCGTAGCCGCAGGCTCCGCAATAAGGCATCGTCGTTGTCATGTTCGTACTCCCGTATCGAAATCGTCGGAGAAGGCATCCGAGAAGGCGCCCCCGATGGTGGTTGGTGTGAAGGCGTATCCGAACATGCGAAGGTCGGTGCCGCACGAATCACAGAACTGATCCCAGTTGACGTTGAGCCTCGTGTCCCAACCGCACTCGCCGCAGTACGGCATCGTGTTGATCATCGGCGCAGCTTCGTCGTTCATGGACACGACCCTGTGCGGGCCGTAGTCCAACGCTCGTGAGCGTTGAGGTGTCCGTATCGGCGTCGTGTCATGCAACTCGACTTTGAGCGGGTCGATGTACCAAGACATGAACTATCCCATCCTGCCGACGCTCATCGCCCCACCGCCGGGGGCTTCCATCTGTGACAGGATCGTCTGCACCGCTGGCGGTGGACCCCCTTGCAACGGATCCGCACCACCGCCGCCCATCCCACCAGGAGGCATCATGCCCTCCATTCCGGGCATCCCCCCGCCTGCCATCATTGCGGCCTCCTCGGGTGTCGGCTCCGGTGCCTCCGGTGTGAACAGCTTCTTCAGCGTCTTCACCGCATCGCCCGGTGTCTCCAAGATCGCCACCAGCGCCATGTCCGCAGCCGGGTCGCCCTGCGCCGCCCTGTTGCCCAACGACCCGATCAGCATCTCTTTCGCCTGATCCTGGTCGATGCGTTCGTTGATCAGGCCGATGTTGTCGAGGCCGTCGAGGTTCTCCTGCATCGTCCTGCGGTCCATGATCTTCGCCTGGACGAGCTGCAAGCCGGTGATGACCTTGCTGTTCTCGTCGAACGTCGCCATTGCCCCGTAGACACGCTTCGTCCGGTAGTCCTTGTTGATGTCCTTCTCGGGCGTGTAGTGCTCCTCGAACTGGTTGCCGCCCTCGTACCAATACACCTTCTTCGACTTCTTCGGGTGCATCGCCTCTTCCCATTCGAGGCGTTTCATGTCGATGAGTTCGACGGAGTGCTTGATTGCGGTCTGGTACTCACGGACGTTGAAGTCCGCTGACGCACCCAACTCACGGATGCCCTGGCCGGTGGCGAACGAGTTCGGTGACTGTCCGTCGTCGGACACGGCGTAACCGGCGACCTGCCGGAACTGGCGCTCCAAGATGTTGATCGCCTGCCAGGTCTGATTGAGTTGGTCAGACGTCGGCTTCTCGATGCGGGTGCCAGGCTCGAATATGTTGACGGCCCTGCGGCCACGCTGATACGTGTCACCGACCATCTCACCGATGATGTTCGTCTCACGGAAGTTCGAGTCCTCGACACCCATGAGTCCCAGGATGTTGAGTTTCGCCATCATCATCATCAGGCCGTAACCGTGGTCGTACTGGCCGATGGTCTCGTCGAACGAGAACCGTTTCGTGACGACGAAAGCGGGACCCGATTCGAGGGGGTTCGGAATGAACGACACGATCGTGTTCGCCAGCGGGATGTAGATGTAGGTGCCGTCGATGTCCATGTACTCGACGACTTCGATGGTGTCCGGGGCGTTGCCCTCCCAACCGCCCGTGTTCACCGCAGCTGCGTTGTAACCGAACGTCGTCGCCTGATACCGGCCCGTGTACTTGCGTTGGAAGACCTCGAGGAGCTGCGGGTAGACCTTGACGATCGCCTTCATCGAGACTTTGCGTACTGCGGCGAGCTCCTCCGGTTGCTGGTCAACGGACCACAGACCGGGGTACAACGAATAGGCGTCCCTGAGTTCCGCCACCGGATACGTTTCCGTCCCGAACTGGCGTTCACGGATGACATGACCCGTCAAGCCGTAGCCGGGGAGCCAACGCCCGATCTGGGGAAACTGCAACTCGAAGCGGGAAGTGTCATCCCAGCCGGTCACGATCCTCGCACGCTTCTCCGACTTGTCCCGAGCAACGTCCGTGTCCGCCGTCGGGATCATGTCGGTCTTGAGCGTCGGAATGCGACCGATCTTCTGCGCCATGCGCTCCATGCCGGACAGCATCATGTTCGCTGCCGTCAGGTCTTCACCGAGGTCACGAACGTACTCTTTGTTCCAAGCGAGGATGGCACGCACACCGGCCGGCCCGCCGTTCATGACGTCCCTGATCCGTGCCCGACGGGACAGGTCCACACTGGCACGCAACTCCGACACCCTTGAACTGATCTCTCCAACGGTCTTCATGTCTACCTTCCTGGGTAAATGGTATCCGGCCACGGGGCGTGGTCGTAGTCGTAGCCGGGGTAGGACGCTTCGTTGGATTCAACCAGCGTCACCTTCCGTTCCTCTTTGCCCCATTTCACGATCGTGGGGAACGGCAGCCAGTGAGCCATCTTGATGTCGGTCTTGCCACGTTTCGAGAACCCGTCCGACGTCCAGTTCTGCAACTGGGTGAGGAGCCGCCTCGTCTTGCGGCGAGCTGCGGGCGTCCCGTAGGGCAAACTGACCTTGCCTGCGTGATACCAGATCGCCATCGAGGAAAGCCCGGATTCGGGGTCGTGCTTGTTCATGCCCGTCGTGTGCGGCTTGACGATCAGGTTCCGGTCGGCTTGCACATCGACGTATTCGGGAACGTGACGCCAAGCGTCGATCTGCCCCGAGTTGTCCTCATGGAACCAGAGCTTCAAGTCGAAGTCGTCGTCCCACCGTTCCATGACGTTGACGGCCCCGATGACGGACCCGCCGATCTTCTCATCGAAGTCGATCATGTGGAGAGTCTCTCCGTCCCATCCCCACAGGAACGCCACCTGGACGCCTCTGGCCGCAGGGTCCAACCCCGCAACGAGCCGCATCGGAGGCAACTCGCCCATCCCCAGGCCACGGGACCGGTCGAGGCATTTCTCCTTGATGAGCGGAATGTCGAACACGACGCCCTCTTCGGGCACCGGTTCCTGCTGATACCTGAGCGGGAACCGACCGGGGAGACCCAGCGCTACCGCTTCGGATTCCATCGCCATCAGCCACTTGTAGCTGCGGATCTCGGGCATCAACATGCAGTCGATGTGCGCCTCGTAGACGTCGGGGTCTTCCTGGCAGCCGATCTCGTCGTGGGCGGGGTAGACGAGGATCGCCCAAGCGTCCTCGCCGTCCTGATCCATGAGATGATTCGGAATGTCGTCCGGGTGCTGCCGATCTCGGCGTGCTTCGTCCGACTCTTCTCACGCAGCTCCGGTGTTGCGACCGTCTTGCGCTCCTCGAGGTCGTCGATGCCGATGAAGTCTGCGTCACGGCCAGCAACCGTCGAAGTCGAACCGAGACCTGTGAACGTCGGAGATTTGAGTGTGTGGTCGGTGCGGGTGTAGAGCGTGAACTCGGCCTTCGACCACGTTGAGCAGCCCTTGTCACCGTACTTCTTCCCCGGTGGCAGAAACGTCTCACGCAGATCGACGTTGTACTCGAACGTGCCTTTCAACTTCGACGTCATCTGACCCGCCAGGTCCTTGTTCGCTGCGACCCAAAGGATCTGGATGTTGGGGAACATGACGATGATCCACGCAGCGAACCGGATCACGATCTCCGACTTGCCATGCCGGGGCGGTGTCAGGACAAGGAGGCGGGATCCGAAAGCGAACGCCCGGATCATGCCGTCCACGATCTCCCTGTGGAACGGCTTGACGATGAACGGCTTCTGCTTCGACCCGACGGTGAAGAACCGCTTCTCGAACATCCAGAACGCCGCCGCACACTCCGCCACCAACCCTTCGACGTGAGGATGGCCCTCCCCGATGTCGCCAAGCCGGTCGAGGAGGTCGATGGGGATCATCGCCAACGCCTCCGCCTCGGGAACCCACGTCGAGTTGTGGGCGTCACGGGCAACCTCGAACCGGATCGCAGCGAACGCCCGAGACACCGAAGCGGTCGTCGTTTCCAGAATGTCGGCGCATTGGCGCTGAGACATCGACCCGTTGAGCACCTGGCGCATCATCTCGGGCCGACGCTTCAACTCGAGATACACCGGACCTTTCCGAGACATCTCGACCTTGTAACCAACGTCGTCCGGCAACTCGTACCGGGACGCATCAGCGACCTTGCGTGCCTTCGTCCGTTCCTGCTGTGCGTCCGTGCGACACACCGACGAGCAGTACTTCGCCCGATTCGACCGGGTGATCGGGATCTTCTTACCGCAATGGACGCAATGGGCGCCGAGCGACCGTTTCGACCTGTTCTGGTTCCCCTGGCCGGCACCTGTGTTGCCCACGAAGTGAACGTCGCAATACCGGCGAAGGTGGGCACCCTTGCCGGTCGGCGTGAACACAACGTCGCATGAGTCG